AGGTCAAGGGAACTGTTGCCGCAGCCCAAAAGACTGTTAAAGAGGTCACGGCTATTGCTGAAGAAGTGGGTGGCTTCTTTGGGTTCTTCAAGAAGAAAAAGCCCAAGCCCACAGCAACTCCAGTTGCAGCCAAAGCAAAAAAGGCAGAGGCCGAAATTTGGGATGAAGGTAGAGTTGTGGCTGATCTGGCGGCGAATCTGTCGCAGTTCTTCAGGGTTCAGCAACAGCTTGCAGACCACATTCGAGAAGAAGAAGAGAAGTCTAAGACTGTTTATGACCCAAGTCAAAACATCATGGAGTCGGCGCTAAACAGGGAACTTGCCAAGACGCAGTTTGAGAAGTTAGCCAAAGAGATTCGTGAGATTATGGTGTATCAGTCACCCCCAGAGTTGGGTAACTTGTACACCAGGGTGAACCAGATGAGAGTAATCATCATTGCTGAACAAGAAGAAGCAAGGTTGGCTCAAGAAAAGAAACAACGAGAGGTTGAATGGCAACGCAGAAAGGTAATAAGCGCAATCCAGGACAAGGCAATCTACGTGGTAGCCTGTTTGGTGTTCGTCCTGTACCTAATCCTGTTCTTCAGCCTTCTAGTGATGGATCGAAAGGTAAGATGGGGTTTCTAGTCGCATTAGTTGCTATGGTGCTGGTCTTTGTCCTACTGCTTCCGCTGATAGGAAGCATTTACTATGACACATTGGCTGCACAAAAGGAAAGCAAAATGCAGATTGAGCGCATGGAGAGACTGCGCCAACAGTTAGAGTATGAGCGTCAACAAATGGAGAAGTATCGCCATGAGCCAAAATAGGTTTCTATGGGGTGTGATTGTTGTATCCATTGCGGTGATTCTGCTTATGAGTGGGTGTGAAGATAGATACCGCTATGTTTGCCAGAATCCTGATAAATTTGACCTTCCTGAGTGCCAAAAGCCTAGATGCTTGTTCACCCAAACCTGTCCTGAATACCTTGTAGCACCTATCTTGACCACCAAAATTGAACCCCCAAAGGTTGAAGAAAAGAAGGCCGATGATGACAAAAAGTAAATACACCCCAGAAGAAGTTGAAGTTCGCATTTGGGGCTTTGTGGTGGTGATGATTACCATCATTTTGTTTGGCATCGTGATTGCCCTTCTCTACTCAGTTACTTTTGTAACTCAACCGATCAAGAGCATGGCTCCCATCGATCAAGCCTATACCAAGATGCTGAACGACATTGTTTTGTTGATTGTTGGTGGCATTGGTGGCATCGTGGGTAAGAGGGCTGTGGGTGCTGTGACAAGCCCAACGCCTACACCTCAGATTTCAGCGCCTCCTACGCCTGTTCCTGCGCCTCCTAGCCCTCCTGCCACATCTACTTGGACTTCTCCCTCTGGCGCTTTACCTGCTTGGGTCAATCCACCTTTAGATGAAACCTGGACACCCCCACCAGCCCCCACTACTCCACCCCAGCATTTGGAAGCTGATTCTGTGCGTGAAGAAATCGCCCTTGCTCGTCAAGAGGTGAAGAATGCTTAACCCGTACTTCATCATTGGAGCAATGATTGCTGTGGGCGGTGCTTACGGGTATGGGCATCATGTTGGATGGGGCGATAGAGATGCTGAGATGCAAGTTGAGATTGCCAAAAAGAATGAAGAATCACGGGAAAAAGAGCGTGAACTTGCCCAACAACTGAATGACCAATCAACCAAACTTTCGGAGGCCAACAATGTCATCACTCAAAAACAGTCTTCTCTTGATTCTGCTATTCGTGCTGGTAGGTTGCGGCTCCCGTCCACAAGTTGTGTACAAGCCCCCACAAATGCCCCCACTCCCGCCGGAGATAGCCCAAAAGAGAGAAGTGAACCTGTCAGACAGGTTTATGAAACTTCTGACTCCGACAGAGCAACCCTCGCAGCCATTGCCGAAATCATTGCCCAAGGCGACAGAAACACGGCCCAATTGAATGCGTGCGTGGACAGTTATAACAAGGTAATGGAGGTGATGAATGGTCAACGCTGAACAACTGAAAAAGCTCCACATTGGGGTTGAGTGGGTTGATGCCCTAAATGAAACCTTCAACACTTTTGGCATTAACACACAGCGCCAGCAAGCCGCCTTTATCGGGCAGTGTGGGCATGAATGTGGGAACTTCAAAACCTTGGAAGAGAACCTAAACTATCGTGCTGAAACCCTGATGAAACTGTGGCCCAGGCGGTTTCCTACTCTTGAGTTTGCCAAGCAATACGAGCGTCAGCCTCGTAAAATTGCCAACAGCGTTTACAGCAATCGTATGGGAAACAGAGATGAGGCATCAGGTGATGGGTATCGTTTTAGGGGCAGAGGTTGCATACAATTAACTGGGCATTCCATGTATTTTCACGCTGGAAAAGCCTTGGGTGCTGACTTTGTGATGGAGCCTGACCTTGTTGCTACACCCAAGTATGCGGCATTGACTGCTGGCTGGTTCTGGTCAACCCACAATTGCAACAACCTTGCGGAAGCTGCTGATTGGACGGGATTGACCAAGAAGATCAATGGTGGGACTATTGGCCTAGATGACCGAATTAAGCACACTAACGAGGCTTTTGCGGTTCTTGGCTCTTGATGCTTTGAGCAATCTGTTGTCGTAACCAAGCAACCCCTCCCAGGCGCACCCATTCCTTGTATTCGGCGGGTCTGAGTCGTGCGCTAACAGTCTTGTTTACAAATGTTAATTCAGTCTTAGGTCTTGGCATTTCAATCCTCGTTTAAAGCCATCCAAACCATCAGGCAAACGCCTCCAATGGCTAACGCAATGCCTAGAAAACCTATGGCAAAGATAGTGATGATTGTCTCAATCACAAACGCCCCTCATCTCCCAACCCAACAAAAAATAATTCCATCTGCCTTGCATAGCAGGGTTGGTGTACTTGTCTCCATCCATTGCTAGATCAGAATATGTATAGCCCTTAGAGGACATTAGTGCGTGGAATACTTGTCGTGCTTTCATGTGTTCTTCTCCTCGGCATAGCCGTTCTTTTGCTTGAGTTTGGTTTGAATGGCTCGACTCAAATCCTCATGGCGCATGTGTTTTTGCTCCAAAGTAATTAGTTCATCTACCGTCAGCCCTACCCACGGGCGCTTCTTTTTGCCGTCATATAAGCCAGACATGTAAGCAATATTTAACTCATCAGGCTCTGGCTGTGCATAGGCCTCTTTGTACAGGCCAAGCCTCTCATTTTCATCGTGCAAGGCTTGAAGTGCCAATCGTTCTTTGAGTGCGGTAATGGCTTTTCGATACCGCATAGTGACAGGGCAGTCTTCATCAAGTCCGTGCCTATCTTTCTTTGCATGATGTGCGCCATTGCACACAAACTCTATGTTGACCAACTCCAACGCATCAAGCGCCAGCTTCATTGCTTTTCTATCACTCATGTGCCACCACCCATATTGCTTTGCCGCCAGTAGGCTCAAAATCATCAAAGTTCAATCTGATGTATTGCTGTCCCGGTACACCAGCAGATTGGACATAGCCTTGGATGCCAAAATTCTTTATTTCTGTTACTACCACCATGCAACCACCCCACATTTCTTTGTCTGGTGTGACTTGCACAATGTCGCCAACTTTTAATTCTTTGTCAGTCATTTCAAAATCTCCCTCTCCAGCACTTCCATTGCCGCATTAATCAAGTCATACAGGTAGTCAGGCATCCTGTGCTTGTCTGCAAAGCTCCAGCTTTCAATTGCTGATAACAACTTGATGAGGGCTAATGCTTCTTCTTTAGTCATGCTTGTCCCCTATCTCTGATAAGTTCAATCTTTGTTTCGTACCAGTTTGTTTCTTGCCCACGCTTTGCCCATCCATACTGCGTCATCAGCACTGGCAAAGCATACTCAGGATGATCGACAATCTTTGAGCGTTGCGTTTGGTAGTGACCCTCAAGGTCTTGGCTCATATCGTTCATGCTTGTCCCCTTGCTCTGATTGCAGTGGCACATTCATTGCCATAAGCCGAATCTTCCGTTGCCATACCATTTGCTGGTGTGTCCCACAATGTTTCACACACCTTTGCACACGCCTCACGCTCTTTGGCTGCTACAACTTTGGCAAAGTGATAGCGTGTATAAATCTCACCATCTTTGATTGACTCTCGCATAGCTTGTTGCCACATAGTGTCGATTTCGTCTTGTTTCATTTCTTCATTCCTCTTACAAAAGCCGCAAACGATTGCACTGTGTCTCTGCCAAATGCACCAGCAAACTTGTCTATCTCACGGGCGATTTCTTCAATCACTTCATTCCTGGCATTGTTCTCAGCGTATCTAATGATCTGGTGCTTGCGTGAACCTTGCAGACCCCAATCACCTTGGCGCTTTGCAAGTTCATCAAAAGCCTCGTCTTCAGGTTCTTTCATCTGCAATCTCCTGATCGTTACGCTGGATTTCATGCTTGAGATATGCCAAATCTGCATAGGACAACTCGTCTGTTATGTCCTTAATTTCCAGGTTGAAGCGCATCCACTTGACTGTTTTCTCACAATATGAGAGCAAGCCAACAGAGTCATCACCTTCATGCCATTGGTAATCAACCTCAATTCGGTCAATGTCTGGATTGAAGTCATCGTCTACCCACTCAAAAGGCACAAATTCAATTGTTGTCATGCTTGTCCCCTTTCTTCTATCCATTTTGTTAATTCAAACGCATAAGGACTATTTTCACCTTTGCTACGATTGAACTCATCGCTATTTGCATATTTCAAAATAGCCTCACGCTCTTGTTTTATTGCCCGATTAACCAGTTCAACTATGTGAGGTGTTGAAATTGTCCAGGTTGTGAATTGCTGATTAGTAGCAATCACACTACGCAATTCTTTTAATACTTCATCTTGTGTCATCATTCACTCCTATCTGTTCAATGTCTTGTGCGGCAAGGAGGGCATCCAGGGCCACAGATTTAAGGATTACAAGGGCACTCTCTGGCAAGGATGGATTGAGAGCCTTGTGAGCCTCTACATCCTGCCAGAAAGCATTTAAACGGGTTGTTTGTTGTTGGTTCATGCGCCAATTCTGCCTTGTCTGACAGAGATTGGAATAGGGATTTACCCTAGCTTACGCATAACCCTTTGAAGCCGCCCAGAAACGCCTTTACGGGTTCCAATGACCTCAATGAAGCCTTTGTCAATCAGTGCCTTGTATCGGGCTGTGACTGAGGAATAGGGCAGGAATGGCAGTTTGGCAAGTACATCATCTGAGATACACCCATCTGGGCCATAAGCTGCAATGGTTTCATATACCAGTGACTCCATCTTTGTGGTGTCGATTGCCTGTGCTGCTTGGTGGGAAGTGGCAGGGTCTTCTTTGCGAGACAGTTTAAACGGCGCAGTTCCAAAGAACTTCTCTACTGCACCACCAAACCAAGATTGATCTAATTTTGTCATGTCAACTCCTATCAAATGGGGCCGTAGCCCCGTGAGGTTTATCAGAATGGAATTAGGTCATTGTCAATGACTGCTTTGCGAGGGTTAGCTGCTGGAGGCTGTGCATCCTTGGGATTGACTGCCAAGCCCATGAACTTGCCACTCTTGCCCTCTTTGATCCATGCTGAGAGCCAATACTCTTGACCATCAACAGTGATGTTTCCCTTGTAATCAGGCTGGTTAGCTGATTCCTTTTTGTCGTTCTTAAACAAAACGCCTGAGTTGTCTTTCTTTTCCATATTAGCCTTTCAAAGATTCGCCATGTTTCTTCAAAGCACTACGAACATTGCTTGGAAGCAATGCCCATAGCGCCACCTTTTCCTCCTGGTCATGGATTCCCAGGTATTCTTCATAAGCCCCGATCAAATCGCTTGCCTCGAACCTATCTTGAACAGCAATCGCAACATCCGCAATGATGTTTTTCCTGTCTTTGGAGACAATAGCGCCATCTGTAGGCTTGATAACAGCTTCACCCTCTGGAATATCCTCTCCAGCATAGATGTACAAACCAAGGCCATGCAATGACAATGCCTTAGTCATGCAGCGCATGATGGCAGTGTTGACAGCAAATGCGTCTGGGTTTGGTATTGCCTTGTTGCGATAGTCCATCACAGGCAGTTGACAGGTCATTGGTTTGGCAAACATGGTGACAGTTACAAACACCATTGCAGTGCCGTTAATGTCCATGAAGCACTTGTCGCCAAACATCTCCACCTTGTAGGTTGCGTTTGAATCGGCCTTTAAAGCCTCTGCCCACGCCCACGCCCATGAGAGGTATGTGAGATTGTTTTTCTTCTCTGTATGCTCGTTGACATTCTTTTTGAGCAACTCGTTTATGAGTTCACTGCGGTCAACCAAATGACCTTTTTGCTCTAGTTTGGGCGAAAGAACTAACGCCTCTTTATCGTACTTTGTGTTCACTTGGGACTCCTGTTAAAAAGTGAGATTTAATTTTGTCAGACTTTGTTGAGAATTCTATAGGTGTTTTCCCTAATTTGCTCTCCTTGTGCTTGTGTTATCCACATTGTCAGCATAGTAAGTTCATGCTGGATTGAAGTAATGTCACCCGTGAACCCTGCGTAGTTTTTGTTTAGACACTTGCTCTCCAGTGCTTTGGTCTTTTGCTCGATTGCTATCAGCATTGTTGCGTAATCGTTGAAGTCGCTCATCTTTGGCCTTTTGAAATGTTTGTGAAATGTCGGTGTTTGCGTGATTCGTATATACAAATCTAGGGTCTGTGATTGAGACTGAAGGGTAAGTCATCCTTGCTGGAATTTTCTTTCTCTTTTTCTGCGATATATCTGAGTTGGGAAGTGGTGTCCAAATCTCGAAATAGGATGCTATCGCCTTGAATGCCGTCTTCAGAAGAATCAAAGGACTCATGTGATAACTCATCTGTGTATTCCTTGATAATGTCTTGCAGTCTGGATTTCATTTTCATGTTGTCCTCACTCATCAAACATTTGTTGAAATGGGGCATCCATTTTAGCTTCCATGATCTTGCGCTCTTCAAGTGCCTTTTGCACTCGTTCAATGCGTAGATTCCTGTAAGCCTGGAGTTCTTCAATGTCATCAATCCATTGGGTTTTGACAACATCAAACACTCGTAACTCGGCCCTGCGGCGAACCTTCAATTCCACTCTGTTCATCACGATTGATGCAACATCTTCAGCATGGTTGGCTTTGATGGCCTCCACCAGTGCAACGCTGTCTGCAATGGCATCAGCTATATCATCTGGGTCTAACTCCTGGACAATCGCCCAGCACTCGTATTTAAATTGTTCCTCATCAGTTGGCATTTGTAACTCCTGTTGACCACTGCCAAATAGCAGTGATAGGACTGTCGCACAGAAAAAAGATGCAGGGAATAGGTGTTTTCCCTAGTGCAAAAAACTATAAAACCCATCATACTGAGGTTTTTGGAGACAAGCAAATGCGTTTAAACCTCACCCATCGAACATTGCTCAAGCGCCTATCTAATGGCCCAAGGACAATGCTAGAGATGACCCACAGCCATACAGACAACAACTCTGTATCGTTCCACTATCAAAGATACTTGCCCGAACTGGAGAGGTTTGGGTATGTCATCAACCATCAAGAGAAGTGGCATCTGACTGAATATGGGCGCATGGAGATGAACAGGGCCATCAGCGGTGCAGCCATGAGAATTGAGAGTGGGTCTATCAGGGAACCCTATGATGGCAAGGAACTGCGGAGGAATGTGTTTCGCAGAGGTTGTTACGACTTCTTACAACTTCCTAGCAGGTTTGGAGATAATTTTGTACCCAGGAAAACCCCTACTTGACAACCTGTTTTTTTATGGTGTACATTTCGTTCGTCAAAAGCGCCGACACGCATAGACGAAACATGAGGCCATTTACTCATGCGTTCATCCCGAAAGGGGCAGTGTGTCGGCACTGGAACGCAGTAGTAAGTGGCCTTTTGCGTTCTTGATCGTACTCCACACGATAGTAACGAGTCTGCATGGACTGCATGGAAGAAAACACCGCACCCTACACACCCAAGGGCAAAAGGCGAACAGCGTTGGTTGAGCGACTGTTGAAGCATCTGGTACACGGTGGAAAACAAGGCCAGATGTATAAGCGAATCAACCCGTCAAGCGCACTTGGGGCTTTTTTAGTTTTTCAATCTTAATAGGAGTCAATAATGAACACTGACAAGTCTGGAGAGGGAAGGATACTCAGTCTATCCACCCTTGGAGAACCTATGTCTGAAGAAGAGTTTGAG